GGTACTATGTCATGAATATGCTCTACTCCGACTACTCCGAGATTTACGGCAGCGGCATCAATATGTATATCCGTGTAGCAAAAGCCTATATGCACGATCCCGACGCACCGGAAGGCAAGGTGTTTGACTTGTGGCTTGCGCAGATGGAAGCATAACTGTAAGCCTAAAAAGTGATATGAACACATATAAAGTACATATCGTATGTAACAGGTATGTAACAAATAGCGTAAATAATGGCTTAAAATAAGGGTGTTTAATTTACCAAACGTTAATAGAGAAGGCTATCTCAATCAATCACAAATCGCAAGAAAAGCTCGTAACCATGCAGGTTGCGGGCTTTTTCTTTGCTCACGTTATTTTCAAAAAGTGTCCACAGCTCATGGAAAATCAACTGCGTATGTAACAGGTATGTAACACATATATAACACGTATGTAACAAACTATATTAAATTTATAGCCTCTAACAGTTGTTCCAGCGTCTTATGAGTGTAAACCCTTTCTGTTACATCGGAGCTGGCATGCCCCAGAATTAATTTCTTGATTTTTACATTTACGTCTTTATCATCAAGCAGGCTTGCGCAGGTGTGGCGGCCGTCACCGGGCAAATGGTCCATCTTGAACATGTTCATTACCGGCTCCCAATATCTGCTGCGGTATGCGTCATATGATATGTTCTTGCCTTTCTCATTAGAAAAGATACATTTACCGGTACTACGTTCGCAAGCATCCTTGAAGAAGTCGAAGATTTTATCAGCAATAGGAATTCTTCTGCCACGGCCTGCCGCGGTTTTCATGCCGCCAACGAAGAATTTATTTTCAAAGTCAACGTCCGCTTTCTCAACTTTCACTAACTCAGTGGGGCGCATACCGGTATAACAGAGGATAAGCACAGCTTGCACTTTTATATCCTGGCTGTTCTCCCATAATATAGCAAGCTCCTTTTGTGTCAGCGGATTATGTATTCTGCTTTCAACCTGGGGCGGTAGGCTGGTAAGCTCAACATAGTTCTTTACTATAATATCATTAGCAAGCGCATATTTGGCCATCAGATTACATACGATTCGGATTGCCTTCTTGGTGGCGTAGCCTTTGTCACAGTCATTTATGATTTGCTGGAATTGTGCAGTCTTAATATTCTTAAATGGTATATCCCATAGCGGCGCGCAGCGTTTATATGCTGCCTTATATTGGTTGGATTGCTCTTTGCCGTCAACGTAGGTTGCGGCTTCCCATCTCTCATGTACCTGGGCAAACGTCAAGCCCACACTTTCAACATCATAGGGCGATTGATTGTATTCGGCTAGGGCATTAAGTGCTTCCGTGCGCTTTGCATAGTAGCCTAGTATTTTCATAAGCTGGCGGCCGTCATTGGTAAAGCCCGTTGTGATGCGGACCATATACGGCCGCCGTCGGTTCCCGGCTAGCTTTGTAACAGAACCATAGCCGTTAGGTAATTTCATGTTTAGTTGCTCCTTCCTTTTTCAGTTGTTGCATTTTTTGCAACAGTTGGGGATAACATGTGTATAAACTCTTTAAGCGTTTATATGAAGTTATTATTCACAAATTAAACATATTATCATGATATAATATAAGTAGGTGTTCGGGGCGGCTGTGCGGTCCGGTGTAGGCGCAGTAGACGGCGCAGCTTCCGCGAACACTGATACAAGCACTATAGTACCTTCATTTTTTCGGGGTGTTGAAATGAAGATGCAATCTTGATTTTCCTTAGCTCTCCTTTTTTTAGGTTTTCATGTGTTCAGATTCTTTATGCTAAACAATCTCCTTTCAAAATTGTGTTTACGGTTCGGCAAAAACAACAGCAACAATAGCTCACGTGTACGGCGTGGGCTATTGTTGTTTTTGTTTGAAAGCCTCATCGCGTAATTCCAAATATAATTCTGTTGCAGTCATATGTTTAGTATCTTTGGAAGTCTTTCCTTTGAATATCGCATACAAAATAAAGAGGACGTAGCAGGCAGTAGAAAACCATACAACCAAATAGGTAACAGGACTTACAGTTTTAACTATAAGTATAAACGGAATTAAAGATAATATAAACAAATATAAATTATCGATATTCTTATATAAATAACATAAAAATTTGACAGTAGCAACGGCTACTACTCCGTTGACCAGCGCCATATAGCCGGTGCCGGCGCCGAAACCCGCACCAAACACGAATACCAAGCAATAAAACTCAAATTTTGTCATAACGCACTTGCTCCTATATTTAATAATAAAAAAATAATGGGCAGCTTTTAGACTGCCCATGTCACGCCTTGCGCCAATGGCACAGCGAAAATTGTTTGATAGAGGTTCTTAATCTGTAGGCTTATAGTGCCACTGTCAACCATGTTAACCACCTCACTTTCTGTCTTTATTTGATTTAATAATAGCACATTTAAATGTAAACTGCAATTCAAATAATTACTTTTCCTAAAACTCTTTATAATGAGCAAGATTAATGGTAGAATATAAATAGGTTCTTAGTGTTGTAGGCCTGCTTTAATTTGAATGGAGGGCACAATGCAGGTTTTATTGAGTAGGATAATCGGTATATTGCAGGAAGTGAAAGATGAAGAAACGCTGGCTGTTATATACAGTTTTATCTTGGGACTTGTAGACGAAGATTGATTTTTTATTTGCTGCACTAATTTAAAAGGCATAGCAAAATCCCCCGTACCGCGGATGGTACGGGGGATTTTTTTATTTGCCGGTTATTTGCTTTTTGCCAGATTGTGAACGAAATCTTCAAATAAAGTTTTCATTTCCGGCGGCAGTTTGAGATATTCCAAAAATAGATTCTTGGTAAACTCATCATCTGTCTTTAGCAGCTTGCCAACTTGCAGTGCTAATTCTTCGTTGGTCGTGTTCCTGGCACGGAACATATCACCTTCGCCAGCACGTAGCCAATCTTCATTAACGTAGAACTCTCGGCAGATATCTTCTATTACTCTATCTGTAATTCCCTTGCCTTCCTTTTCATACTCGCTGACGGTACTAACTGCACGCCCTAGTTTTGCGCCGAACTCAGAAAGCGTTAGCTTAAATTGCTTTCTTACTAAGGATATTCGACTGTTTATCGTCTCCATATAATCACCTCGCTTTGCTATATATATTATAAATAATCGAAAGAAAAATAGCAAGGAAAATTTTTCGATAATCGAAAAAAAGATTGACAAAACGAAATGAGTGTAGTAGTATAATATACGTAAAGCGAAGAAAAATTTCGATAAACAGAAAGGAGGCGGCGACAATGGAATTTTTTCAATCTAACTTTTTCCAGATATTCGTTCTTGTAACCAGCGGATTATTTTGTGGTTTCGCCCTAGTTTTGGTCTTTGCGTTCGTCGTTGGACTTGCTCGAGAATTGCTGTAAGCTTTGCTACATTATCATTAGACAAAGAAAAGCCCGGGTGATAATCGGTGGCGCGGTTCAGCAAAAACACAAACTCGGCAACTTCTTCAGGAAGAATTTCAGCAAAACGCATTTGATGTTTTCGCCAAAAGCTATTATCCCATTGCGACAGCGCAGGGTTTTGTATAGCAAAAATAATGCAGTCGTTGAGGATAGCTTCAAATAAAATTGCAAAAGCTCGTTGCTGCTCTTTCTGAATTTTGTTTTCCTTATATGTTTGGAAAGCTATTGTAAATGTTGCTGAAAGAATAGCTGTAACAATCGAGCCTATCCATGAGTAAACGGCAAAATCAGTTTTAAAATCAATCAAATTTATCACCTCCGTTCTATTCTTTCATTATAGCACGGAGAGTAAAGGGAAGGAGTGAGGAAAATGGAAGTAAAGCAAAAAGACGTACTCACTGAAAAACGCGTAAAGCGCACGGCGGTTGATATGTCCAAACTTAAAGCGGACGGCCTTATGGTGGCGGCCGCATATATGCAGGGCTTGCAAGCTGCCGTAAGACTGTGTGAACAGCAACAGCAGGTAGTCGGCCAGTAGTAGGGCTGAAATAGAAACAAGCCCCGCGCCTAGCGTCGGCGCGGGCAGGAGGTGTGCTTTGAATAAGAACACTGACAAGGATATGCAGCGAATCATGGCGGCTGTCTGCTGTGACACACTGGAAAAGAAAGCCAAAAAGGAAAAGCGCGCTGGCGTTATTGAGCGCATGAATCAGCGTTATGAAACGGCAATGCGCTTTATGAAAAGGAGGAAATAGAAATGCTTGGAAATGTTCCTATTAAAACGGCCGCACGGCTCATGCAAAAAAGCGAAATGTTTGTGCGTATGGGCCTGCGTAGTGGTGCGTTACCGTTCGGCGTGGCTATTCACGCTAGCAGTAAAAAGAGTTGGGCTTATCATATCAGCCCGGCAAAGTTTGCTGAGTACATGGGGATTACGCCTCTTGACTTAGAGGCAGAAGTTTGGAGGTACGAATGACTAGGAAAAAGAGAAAATGCGCTGTGTGCGGTAAAGACTTGTCGCACATGAACTTCTCTAAAGTAGTAGATAAGGAAAGCGGCCTGCTTGTTACCGTGTGCAGCGGTGGCGAGTGCTGGCGCAAGGTTGTTATGAAAGGATGGGGAAAATGAGCAAGACTACTAAAGGATTAGTAAAGGCTTTTATCATCACTGCTATTCTGCTTGCCGGTCTTATCTTTCTGACCGGTGGCAGCGCTGCGAAGCTGGCCATTAGAGCACATGGTTTTTTGTTCCCTAGTTATAGCAGAACCCTGGTTGCTTACTATGTAAGCGAAGGGGAGACAGTGTGGGATATTGCAAATGCTCACATGAAAGAGCAGGACAAGTACAGAGATTGTCGCGAGCTGATGTTTGATATTCGCAAGCATAACAATCTTATAGGTAAAGAGTTACAAGCGGGACAACAAATTGTTATTCCGTTATATAAAGAAATCTAATTTTGTTTTTTGAAAGGAGATTGATTTTATGAACAACGAATTAGAGTTGGCGATTAAAGATTTCGTCCGCAATGGCGGCGTAGTGCTTGCCGCTAACGATAGCAAAAGCATTGTAGGTATCAGAGGCACTTTTGAGAAAATCAGCGAGAAGTTTATAAAAGTGCTCATCAATATGAGTGTGACTATCATCAAAAAGAACCCCGAAGATTTTGAGATTCTCGTAGCTGCTACTATGAGCCATTTGCTGGCGCTTGCGGAAATTGCTGAGAAAAAATACGATGCGCCGCAACTCAGTAAAGATGTGATTTATCGCGTCGCAATGACATTATGCGATAAAGATGCTGCTCGTTATGCAGCACTCTCTACAAAGCACATGTTAGAAGAAACGGAGGATGAGGCTTGATGAAGGGTAAACTGATCATGACAGTTGAGCAAGCCGCTGACCGCGTGGCGTGGGAGCGCGTCCGTAATAGCGGTATCGGCGGTAGCGATATTGCCTGCATCATGGGACTGAATCCCTGGAAGAGCGCTTACGCACTCTACGCTGAAAAGCATGGCGATGTAGAAGCAGAGGACCTTTCCAATAATGAATTTGTTTATTGGGGCACGGTGCTTGAGCAGATTGTAGCTGACAGATTCTGTGAGCTGACCGGTAAAAAGGTTCGCAAGTGCGGCACATTGCAAGATGAATCATACGAATTCATGCTTGCGAACGTTGACCGCCTTGTGGTAGGCGAAAATGCAGGCTTGGAATGTAAGACTGCGAATGGGTTCAAGAGTAAAGATTGGGACGGCGACGAGTTGCCGGATAGTTACTATTGCCAGTGCCAATGGTACATGATGATTACCGGCTGCGAGAAGTGGTATATTGCCTGCTTAATTGGCGGCAACCATTTTGTATGGAAAGAAATTCCGCGCAACGATGAGTTTATTTCGGATATGAGAGCGCAGGCGATTATATTCTGGAATAACCTGCAAAGCAATATCCCGCCGGAGGTTGACGGCAGCGAAAGCACTGCCGCAACCATTGACAAAATGAACAAGGATAAGTTAGCGGTTGACAGTATCGCACTGCCGAGTGCAGCAGAACAATACATTAAGCGTATTGATGAGCTGACCGCAACAAAAAAAGTGCTGGAAGAACAGTTAGGCCAAGCACAAAACGCCTTGAAGCTCATGCTTGACGGCAGCGAAAGCGGCGTGTTTATGGACAGAAAGATTACCTATAAACAGACTGCCGGAAGAGTAACAGTGGATAAAAACGCGCTGAAAAAAGACCTGCCGGACGTATACGAAAAGTATGCTAAGGTTGGCAAGCCTAGCATGAGGTTCACGTTAAAATGAGCCTTACAGAGCAAGAGAAATTAGGAATTACCCTATTCCATAAACGGAAGAAATTAGGGCTGCTGCAATGTGATGTTGCTGCAATGGTCGGCGTAGAGAAGCCGACCATCAGCTCATACGAATGCGGCGTAGTTAAAAATATTGCATTGCGTACACGTGTAAAATTGGCACAAGCATTAGACTTGTCGCTGGAAGAAATTTTATATGACAGCGAAAAAGATTGTTTGAAATTAAGGAGGTTAAAAGAAGATGGCAACCATTAACGGTATTACAAAAAGAGCGGCAGCACCTGCGTCCGCAAGCAAAGCACCTTCTGCATTGGGAGTAATGATTGGTTCTCAAAGCGTGCAGCAACGTTTTGAGAAGATGTTAGGCAAGAAAAGCGCAGGCTTTCTTTCCTCTTTGCTGACACTGACTAACAATAATAAATTGCTGGCCACGGCGAACCCGAAAACTATTCTGGCGGCGGCTGCGACTGCTGCAAGCCTGGACCTGCCTATTAACCCGTCCTTGGGTAAAGCGTGGATTGTTCCGTATAAAGGCAGCGCACAATTCCAGATCGGTTATAAGGGCGTGATTGAGCTTGCAATGCGCACCGGCAAAATGAAACATATCATTATGACACCGGTGTACGAGGGCGAAATCAGAGATTGGAACAGATTCACCGAAGCATACACGCCGGGCGAAAAAACTTCTGATAATATTGTAGGCTACTTCGCAAGATTTGAAACCATTAACGGCTTCAGCAAGACCGCATACTGGACTAAAGAAGAAGTTATCGCTCACGCTAAACGTTTTAGCAAGGCTTTCAATAGTGGCCCGTGGCAGTCTGATTTTGACGCTATGGCCTGCAAAACTGTGTTGCTGTCTATCATGAAAACTTATGCGCCTATGTCCATCGAGATGCAGGAAGCGTTAGAAAGCGACGGAAAAGCCGCTGTGCTCAACGAAGAAACCGGCGAGGCTGAATACATCGACGTTGACGCAGAGAACGCTACAGAGCAAGCGCAGGAGCTTACAGAGGGCGGCAAGGTTGATACTGCAACCGGCGAAATCTTCACGGCAGAAGAAATTGAAGCAAGCATGAAATAGGTGGCAAAGCATGGCTGATGTAGGATGGGTAAGACTTTCGACGGGCTTGTTTGATAATCCTAAAATCAAAATTCTTGAAATGAATGAAAACGGCGACGCTTTTGTTAGCCTGTGGCTCCGTCTATTGTGCCTGGCTGGTCGCGCCAATGACAACGGGATGGTGTACGTCACCGAGGATGTGGCGTACACTCCCGATATTCTGGCGGCAATGACCGGGAAAGACGTTGAGGTAATAACTGAGGCTTTAGAATTGTTCCGAAAGCTTAACATGATTGCCGTTGATGATGGTGGATATATTGAAATTTTAGGATGGCAGAAGCACCAGAACATAGAAGGCCTTGCCAAGATTAGAACACAAACTAAAGAACGTGTGAAGCGTTACAGAGAGAAAAAGAAAAATCAAAGTAACGCTGATGTGTTAGATGATGTAACGCTCTGTAACGTTACATGTAACGATGATGTAACGTTACGTAACGCAACAGAGAAGAGAAGAGAAGAGAAGAATAGAAAAGAAAAGGATGATTATCATCATCCTAAAAGAAATGACGATGACGAGGAAAAAACGCATACTGAAATTTTTGCCTTGTGGGAGAAAAACATGATGCCGCTTACTCCAATCGTCGGAGAGAAACTGCAAGCCTTGTTAGGTGAGGTTGGCGAAGCTGCCGTTGAGCAAGGAATACTAGCGGCGGTAGAGCACGGCGCTAGAAACTTTGCGTATGTGCAGACCGTAGCAAGAAACTACGTCAGCGGCAACAGCAAGAAGCAAGGCAAGGAATATACAGGCATGGACCTAGTGAACGAATTGTACGGAGGCGAAGAAGATGCTGCAACCGCAGAGAATAGCCCAAACGATTGTTAAACTGCAACAGGCAGGAAAACGGATGCCGCAGGACATACGGCCCGGCTTTGACCGCCTGGAAGAAGCGAAACGAATCTTGTCAGAAACAGTCAACCTTTGGGCAGGAATTTTTAATCAGCAAAATATAGGCCTTGACCGGTGGGAGAAGGCAGAGCAGATAGCGCTTACCTTGACCGGTGCGAACGGCCTTAACGTGAATATAATCAGCCCGGCGCTGATGCAGGCGGCTTTGAAACAAGCAGAAGAAGCGCATGTGCAGGAGAATATCAACCGTTGCAACATGGAGAAGCTGAGCGACGGCAAGCCGCTTGCTGATAGGCTGAACAGTATGCTGCTGAAATGGACGGCGGCAAAGCTGACGGAACACCGGCTCATTATGCCGTATATGCCGCAGAACAAAGATGTGTTTGAATGCGGCCGGCAGATTGGCTTGAATGATAACGCTATTGACAATCAATTCCGTATCCTGCAATGCTACATGAACGACTTTACGTACAGTCGCAAGCATAATGAGCCTTGTAAAAGTAAGCTGCTGAAATGTGGCGATACGCTTACTTTGGAGGTGCTGGCGTGAATAATTGGACGGCATGGGTTGGCGTGAAATTTGGCACGCTGACGGTTGAGAAGTATTTAGGCTACCAGGATAGGGGTTCAGCTTACTTCTTGGTGCGTTGCGATTGTGGCAAAACAAAAAAAGTGACCATCTGGGAGTTTAAGAAAGGCAAGGAAAAAACTTGTGGCCTGTTGAGATGTAAAGCAAAGGTAAAGGGGCTGACTGGTGCACCGAAGCCGCCGGAAACCATTATGCAGCAGGATGAAACTGCCAGCGCACTAGAAACACGCTTAAAGCCTAAATACTATTGCAGGGCAGTCACGCCGGACTGCGTGATAAGCACTCTGCTGCACATCTGCTGTTGTGAGTGCGACAGACCTTGCAAGCGGTGCGAGAATACGCCGCAGAAGTGCGGAGCGAGGGAGAGAAAGAAGAACTAAAGGAGGTTGAAGAACATGTCAAATGCAAAGCAAATCGGTGAGGTTATCAAAGAACCCAGGAAAAGAAAGGAAATGACGCAAGAAGAACAATTAGCGAATATGCTGGGTATTAGCATCTTGGCTGCCTCGTTTTATAAGAACGGTGTGTTTAAGGCTATTCCTTCTATTAATCTCGCCAAAATGTCAAGGGGGGTAAATATCCCTAACGAGGAAGCGGCGTGCATCAGCACGAACGAGACTGTGGACGAGCTGAAAAAACAAGAAAAGCTCATCAAGGCTGTTAATGCGGAGCTGGAAGAATGGCTGCTTAGCGGCGATGTTGATTATCTGCATAAGGCTATGGCTGTTATTCGCTCAAAGATTGAGGAGGACGGGGTTGAGGATTTGGTAAGAATCAAGGTTGCTTCAGGCAATGGAGTTAGAGTAGCTAAGGCAGTCTGGAACAAAGAGAATGGCAAAGTGTATTGCGACTGCTGTAAGGAATCGACATTAAGATACTATAATTTTTGCCCCAATTGTGGTTGCTATCTCCTTCGGGATGAAAATTAAGAAAGAAGTGACAAAATGGCTAAAAATTTAATGCCTAATGTTTGCACGATGCTGGGCTTGGAACTGGGCGAAAAGTTCAAAATTAAAGGAGATGTTGGCACCTATGAGTTTGGGCTAGAAGGTCTTTGGGGAGACTACGGCATCGACGCAGAAGCGCTTGAAGCGATTCTCTGCGGTAGTGCAGAAATCGTGAAACTGCTGTGGAAGCCTAGAAAGGACGATGATTATTATACGTTTTCTTTCGGAGGTCTTAGTGAAGAGTGGGTTGTTGTGAAACAGCAGTGGGATGCGCACCCCTATGAACGTGCCTTGTTAGACAAAGGCTGGGTTTACCGCACGTGCGAAGAAGCGCAAGCCGCCTTGCCTAAAGTGGCTGCCAAGTTTGGGGTGGAGTATAAGTTATAAAAGAGAAAACTGCAACATGTTGCAAAAATCTCTTGTACGAGCTGTTGTAAAAAATGCAACAGCTCAAAATCCCTTGAAAAAGTTGTAGGTTGGGGCAAAAAGTTGAGGTGAGATTTATGAAAAGAACCATTGGCAATAAACTTAATGACTACAAACATTTGAAACCGCCCGGAAGTGAATTCTTGCCACGATTAGTAATGATTAGACGTACCGTCAATGTTGTTTTTAGAAGAAATAGATATGCGTGGTTCAGTTTAAAAAAATTGTTTGTGCAAAGAATGAAAGCAAAGCACCCGGAAGCCGTCAAAAAATGGCCGAAAAATCGTAGATAGTAAGGAGGTGAAAAAATGAAAAAAATAAAAACTATAGAAGCTATAGAAGCTGCCCGGCTCATAAAAGAAATGTGCAGCAAGCGGAAACGCTGCAAAGGTTGCATCTTTCACGATACTGAAACCGTTTCGCCTTGCAAATTGACAATTTTTCCCGATATATGGGAGGTTGAAAGGAGTGATACAAAATGAGCAGATTAGATAGCAAACAAGTAGACGAATTGCAGTTGAAACGCATCCGAGATTTAAACGTGGCTGCCAGATATCTTGAATACAGAATCAACGAGCTGTGTCCTAAAGGCAGAGAACGAAAGATTGCATTACAAAAGCTTGAAGAAGTTATGATGTGGGCAAATAAAGCAATCGCGTTTGAGGGTGCAGACAAATGATTGACGATGATGAATATTATCCTTGTGATAATTGCGACAACCTTTGCGACGAATGGGAACGGCAATATTGTTGCGAATTGTGCCGCTATTACGGCGGTGGGGACGAAATGGAGTGTGCCCATTGCGACCCGATGAATATTTAGGAGGTAGAAAAATGATTGACCACGAGAAATTAAAACAGGCGGTAAAACTGCTGGAAGAAAGCGGTGCTGATTACGCGCTTGGCTATGACTGCGGCGGATACACAACTTACAGCGCGTCTATGATAGTAGACCACTGCAACATTTTTGACAGCATTATGAGAGAGGTCATCATTGGAGCAGCAAGAGTTGTCTATATAAATGATGGCGAACCGGGCGCTCTACGAAGCTTAGATAGAATGAGCACAGCAATTACGCATGCTCGTCGTGAAACACAGTTTAGAGCAGGCGAAGAAAGGGTGGAAAGCAATGATTGATTACAAAAAAGCTGAACAGGCAGATAAATTGTTGTTGGAAAGCGGCGTTCCGTTTATGCTTGCTTATGACAATACCGACAAGCATATTATGATTTGCCGGGCGTTTGGAAATTATCCAACATTAAAAGAGTTTATAGTGACGATGATGGTGCGGGCAGTAGTAAACGTACAGAGCAAATGCGGCGAAGAAGCAGCTATGAAGGAATTGATGGGTATGATGACTGAAGCGGCACAACAGTATTGCGAAGCAACAAAAGGAGATGAGAAATGCGAGGTACTGAATTGATGAAACATTACCGGCTTAGATGGGAAAGTATAGCATTCCCCGATATGGGACTTACAGAAATCGTCGATGCAGAAACGGCGAAAGACGCTAAAGTCAAGGCTGCAAAGAATTCTACCGATGAATTTCTGTCAGTATATTATTTAGACGAAATAGAGGAGGTACCAGAATGTGTAGTAAACATATGAGTGAATTCGTGTGCCAACAGCTTGACGAATTGGAGGCGCTGTTTAAGAAAAAGCATGAACAGTATTCCTCCGGCGCAGATGAGCTTGCTAATTTTCGCTGCGGCGCGCTTCTGAATGGACGCGGCGACGATGCAGAGGGAATGTTTGAGGAACTGAAAGCGTATGCGGCAAAGCATATCGCTTTTGTTTATACTCATGATATTCACGGCGACAAAATCGCTGAAAGTCTGAAGGATATTGCCGTATATAGTCTGATTGGATTGTATATGGCGGAGCTGGCGAAGGCAGAGGACGAAGAAACATATATCATGGGGCCTGGCTGCCTTAACGATGCTTTAATTGCATCTGCAAACAAAAGCATTAGAGCTTTTCGCGATTTACAAAATGAGCTTAATTCTGGCAATTCAGTACAGAAAAGCAATGAGGATGCAGAAAAATGAAATTAACATTTACGATTCCAGGCGAACCAACGGCGCAGGGACGGCCTCGCTTTTCTGCTCATGGCGGATTTGTAAAAGCATACGACCCGGAGAAAAGCCGCAACTATAAAGCCTACGTCAAACTGTTAGCCAGTGAAGCGATGCAAAATATAGGGCTGACGCTCACGGAATTGCCCCTAGAAGTAGAGATAATAGCAAGCGTGGGCATTCCTGCCAGCAAGTCAAAAAAATTCAAGGAGCAGGCTTTAAACGGCTTGCAGCTGCCAATCAAAAAGCCGGATGTCGATAACGTCGCAAAAATTATTCTTGATTCTATATCTGGTATTGTCTATAAGGATGATAAACAGATTGTTAAACTTACAGTGTCTAAAAAATATAGTGACATTCCGAAAGTTGAGGTAAAAATTTATAATGTTGAATAATTGTTTGATACTTGGCTGGGTGAAATTTGAACCTACAGTACAAGTCATGAAAAACGGCAAAGAGGTATGCAATCTTGAAATTCAGTGCTCCAGAACGTACCTTGATAAGGACGGCAAAAAGATTTATGACTACATTTCCTGCCGCTGCTTTATCCCAGGACTGATTAAATATATCAGCAATTACATCACAAAAGGCACGCAAGTTATTGTCGGCGGCCGCTTCCAGACTGATTTATACGTGGATAGAAACGGCAAAAATTCTAAAGCAAGCTATTTACTGCTGGAGCATTTGGAAAGCGTAAAGATAGCGAAAAGCACAGCGCCGTATCCTTCAAAAGATGAACAGAAAGACCCGCTCGATGATGTGGACTGGTAAAGAAAATGGATTATTCAGAAGCCGCAGATTATGCAGAAAGCTTACTCTTTGCAAAAAACGCGATTGGTAAAGCGGTTGTTTCTGCCAGGATGCAGCAGAGGGCGGAACGCTTGGAATTTGATATGAGGACCGGCGGCGATTCTACGGCACGCCTTGCGATTCAAGCCGTCACACCGCTTGCGGCAGTTCGGTGTATTTATCTTGGGCAGGCGTTTTTAGTTTACCAACCGGAAAAATGGCTGGATGTGATGGAGCGTTCGCTTCTTCTGTTTCGGCAGCGGTTCGGGGACAAGTCCTATAAAGCGATTCAACACCGGTACGTATACCATTGGACGGTCCGCAAAATTTCTGTAATTGATGAGATTAGCCCGCAGGTGTATGCGCTTCGCCGCCGTTCGTTCATTGACGGTTTGCTCATGCTGGCGATTCAAGAAGGGCTATTACGGATTGACATAAACGCCAACAGCTTCCAAAAGGCCAGGGCAGAACAGAAGAAAGAAGGTTAAAGGCAGGCGCACGGCGCTGCCGCTTCCAAACATTAAGAAAACGCTTGCTATTAGTTGGGTACCGTAGTATAATAGCCTTGTCGATAAGCGCAAGCGCCTTTCAAGTATTGCGCTTGTCGGTCCAGCTCTAAAGGCGTAAAGCTGGCACGGATTGAAATATTGTTGATTTTCTTTACAAAATCGCACCAAAAGAAAAGCCCGGCGCTGCCGGGCTTTTTGCTTCCCAAAATTTGGCTGCCGTGCCGCTTGCAATTCCTGGGCGGCAGTGCTATAATAAAAGCGTCAAGAGGATGCGAACGCCTTTTAAGTATCGCTTCTCTTGGTCCGGTGGTAAAGGCGTAACACCGGCGCGGATTGAAGAAATTATATTTTTATGTGTGTGAACACAAACAAAAAAGCCGGGGCTTTCGCCTCGGCCTTTTTGTTTTTCGCTTCCCTAAAGTATGCGCCGCACGCACAGAAAAGGGCCGCCACGCGTTCCGATCATGGCAGCCCTAGGATTATACCTGTAAAACATTTCGGCTTCAAAAATATATAGCCTGCTCGCATTTGCAGGATACAGAAAAGCCCCGGGGCGTTTGCCCTAGGGCTTGCGTTTTTTATAATGCTTCGTTAAAATACCGGGCGGCGGTACAATTCGGTAACTTTTGCCGCCAGCTCATCTCTTATCATCCAACGAATAAGCGGGGACGTTGCGTTTTTAAATTTTTTGCACGCTTCTGCAACCAATCCCGCGCGCAATGCGTTAACTTCCCAAACGTGCAGCGGCGTGCGTTCTTTCAACGTGCGCGCGGTCCAATTAGTTGGCGGGTTCCAAAGCTGTCTGTAGTTGTCCGGCAGCCCTACGCCTTGACGCTTCCAATGGTTCAGCAACGCCAGGCGAAAAGTTGCGGCTTTCCAATTAACAGTTTGGCGGCCGCGCTCATTGTCAAGCCGGGCGCGGATAGCTTTCTGCTTTTTGATTTCGGCTTTCAAGCCGACAAAATTTTTCATGTCTTCGCTTCCTTTCGATAATAGCCCGGCGCAAGCCGGGCGGGTGGGTTACAGTTCGGTTACATCGTCGCCAAAAGTCAAGCTCATTTCGCCTGCATAGTCTGGGCTATAAACGGCTTTAACATCTCCGATGATAGCGGCGGCCATCTTGTAATACCGGCAGGCCTCCGCGCGCTTGCGCTGCGCTTCAAGTACCGCGTTATATTTATCGCTTGTTTCGCGGGTTGCTTCTTCACGGCCCATATAATAGGCCAGCGCTAACAGCTTGTTAAGGTTGTCGCTTTCCATATCTTTGTCAGCATAAACGGCTAACATGATTTGATTCCTCCTAAAAAATCGTTTCCGCCTATTAATATTCTACACCGGCGGCGGCTTTCCTGCCGGTGTAGTTGGATGGATAGTTTAAAATTGGACCTCCTTGATTTCTGCAGTCCATTCGTTCCGGCTTTTAAAGCCGCCTGCTTCCGCAACCATAGCGGCAATGATACGGCATGTAAAATCATGTTCTGCTTCATTCATCGCCGGTTGTTTCCGGTACGCTTCAATCTTCTGCAGCAAATTTAACGCTTCTTCACGCTTCATTTTTCAAGCCTCCTATTGTCCTTTCGTCGCTGATTTTGTCCGGCGCTTCTTCTGCGATAAAAGCTTCTACCGCTTCCATATCTTCACAATATTTGCCGTTTCCACAATAATATTGCGGGCCGCCGGGGTAAAGCTGCGTAAAGATTTTTACGTCTAAGCGCTTCCCGTGCTTCCGCGCCGGGTGCTCGGGTGTCAATTTGCTTATAATAGCTATTTTCATTTTTATCTCCTTTCGTTGGCCTGCCTCATCAGTACCGGGGCGGCCGGTCCCCGGCATACGCCGCGCGTGGCGGCGTTTCGGCTATTGTAACAAGGGCGTTTCCGGGCGATACTTCAAAAACTCGCTGCCGTGCAGGTCGCGGATTTGTTCCATAGTCAACGCGCGGCGGACTTTCTTCACCCACTCGCCAGCATGCCAGTACCAAAGTTTTTTCTTGCTGGCCCATCTGCAGCCGGCGCCTTTCAAGGCGTCTTTGTTCTCTTTCGTTTCGCCTCCAATCCATAGCCAGCTACCGCAGATTTCAATTTCAAGGCCCTTCAAGCCCATCAGCACGGCCAGGAATTCGTCAAAGTCGCGGGTGTTCAGAATTTTAATGTCTTTCAAGCACGGCTGGAAGCCGTATTCGCGGAAAAGCGCCAGCTGAACCTTTTTAGCGTTTTGTGTTTGTTCCATGCGTTTAGTCATTTTTTGTTCCTCCTTGAAATGTGGCACTCTGTTTGAGTGCTTTCCTTGACTTGTTGAGTCTATTATAACTCGTATTGGGTATCTTGTCAATACTCAATTTGAGATTTTTTTATATTTTTTTGAGTTGTCAAAAACTCGCGGCGGGTATATAATGTAGACAAGATAGCTAAGGAGGTATAGCAACATGATTACACCGACAATTAAGGCTGCTGCCCAGCTGGCAGGATTGAGCCGCGCGGATTTGGCCCAGGCCTGCGGGCTGGCGCGTCCCCAGGCGATAAGCAACAAATATAACCGGGACTCGTTCACGGCGCAGGATTTAACCAGGATAGCGCAGGCCTGCGGCGTTCGCCTGGCGTTTGTAGATGATACGGGGCGCGCCGTTCTGACGTTCCCGGCGCCGCCAGCAGATGACGGCAGCCCCGCAGATGATGCAGAGGGCTAAAACAACATTATAAGAGGATAGCAACGGCCGCACGCTGGCAGATGTTCAGCGTGCGGCCGTTCTTCTTTATTCAGCAGCATTTATAATAGATTAATGGCGTTCACAAAAATATAATAATGTATCATTGACTTAATAGCATTTTTTAAGGCATATAATTTATAGCAAGATAATAAATATAATTTAATTGATGATTGACAGATGGATTCTGTTAATCATTTTTTTATTGTCTTTTTCTGGTAAATAATGATTATCTTTTCAATATGTATTGTTTATGTATTGTTTACTGATTGTCATTATTGATAATATTAATTGTATATACAGTTACAGAGTTTGTAACGAGAATGTGACGAAAATGTTTAAGATTAAAAGTTTATTAGCTAATACAAATACGCCAACAAGAGGCAGACCACCGGCAATAGCAACAACGCCGCAGACGTTAGAGGATTGTGCGGCGCTGCTCAAACAGCAGGGCGCGGCCGTGGCTGTGCTGGCTGTGCAGGACCTGCAGGCCTATTGGCTAAAAATCATGACGGACAACAAGGCCAGCAACAAGGATAGACTAGCAGCCTCTAAAATGTACGCCGACAGTATAGGCGCGTTTGACAAGCAGACGCACGCCAACAAGGGGCCGGCCGTGTATCATTGGGGCGCGGCAGATGATGCAGTGATAGTAAACAATTGTTCAGAAGATACTACCAAAACATAAACATAGATAGAGCTTTTAACATAATCCTTATTATCGGACGTAAAATATTATCCTGCTGCTGCTGATTAGCTGGCGGTTCCAGACGTTGACGGCCTGGCTGATGATGTTAGCGGCAGGCCTACCACGTTTTTGTTTTTGTTTGGTGGCTGGTTCTGGCTTTTGTTTGGCGGCGTTGGCGTTGATGATTTCCCTGGGTTTTCGCAAAATCTGAAATTGATTGTTGCCTTTCCCGCTGGCGTTGAGTGGGGGTGGGGCCCAAAATTTTCGCAGCCGCCGGGGGAGGTAAATACCAAAAATTACCAAAACGATTTTTTCAAGGGGGTAAACATGGAAAACATAATACAAATACCATATATTCCACGACCTGCATGGGCGAAGGTACTGCATAAGGAATTAAGCAGACACCGCTTTGCAGTAATCGTAGCACACCGCCGCTTTGGTAAGACCATCGGAATGGTGAATCATCTTATAAGGGATGCTTTACAGAGTGATTTAATCAGCCCGCAGTATGCTTTGGTAGGTCCGTTCAGTGCACAGATGGAAATTATTGCATGGGGCCCATTGAAGTATTACACAAGCGTCATAGAAGGCATTAAGGTGAACGAAACTAAAAAGTATGTTGAATTCCCTAGTAAAGTACCTGGGGCACAGGGTGCGAGGATATATATCGTTGGTGCAAATAATCCCGACGCATTGCGCGGTACATATTGGGACGGCGTAATACTTGACGAGTATTCGGATATGAAGCCGGAGATGTGGACGCAGATAATCCGACCTGCGATAGAGAACGGCGACAGAAAAGGCTATTGCTATTTTATTGGTACACCCAAAGGGCAGAACAACTTCTATGAGATGTACAAGAAGGCCAAGACGAACAAGCGTTATTTTGCGTATTTGTCGAACGTGTACGATAGCGGCATTATAGACGCAAAGAGCATAGAAGAACTGAAAGAGGATATGCCGGAGGTAGAATTCAGACAAGAGTATTTGTGTGACTTTAGCGTATCGGCAATCAACGAGCTTTTCAGCCTGGAGGAACTAGATAAGGCTTTCAGTAGAGAGCTGACAGAAAAGGATGTTCCCTATGATATGCCGCTGGTGCAAGGCGCTGATATAGCGCGCTTCGGCGATGACAGAACGTGCATATGGCGGCGTAAGGGTTTAATGGCATATGCTAAGCCGAGAATCTATAAGAAGCTGAACACGATGCAGACGGCAGATTATATTGCTTTGGCAATGGATGAAAATAAGGCAGATATGACCTTTATAGACGTTGGCAACATGGGTGCTGGCGTAGTCGACAGATTACGGCAGATGGGGTACACAGCTTTGCGAGAGATACCATTTCAAGGCGCGGCGATAGAGAATAAGCGTTATGAGAATATCAGAGCAGAGATGTACTTCAAACTGAAAGACTGGATAGAAGATGGCGGAGCTTTGCCGGATGAACCTGGACTAAGAGAAGAGCTTGCAGTCATTCACTATAAGTACTCTAAGAATGGGCGTTTAATACTAACGCCTAAAGAGGAGATAAAAGAAAAGCTAGGACGTTCACCGGACCTTGCAGACGGCCTGGCACTAACATTTGCAAGGAAGGTTCCATTAAGGCAATTAGGGTTTGACGATAGAAAGCCTAAAGTGCTGATGTGCAACACAGAATATTCAATTATGGGGGCGATTTAAAAATGGGTGGCATTGCAAAATTATTCGGTGGCGGCAACATGCCGACTATTGAAAAGGTGGACCCGGCACCGACTACCGTTGCGACAGGCAGCGAAGTTGCGGCTGGCGGCGACAGTAACAAGAAGAAGCGTAAGGGCTTTGCGTCTACGCAGACAAGCACTATTGCTAGTGGCGGCGAGGGCGGCCGTAATACTTTAGGCTAAGAGGTAACAGCTTATGAACTTTCAAACGATAGCGGCGAGCAAGCCACAGGGAACACTTCCTAGTGACGGTGTGCCGCTGAAAAAGAACTTGCCGGACCGCCAACGTTTGGTGCGTAAGCTCAAAAGCATGTACGAGGACAGGCGAGATTGGGTGGACAGATGGAAAGAGATAAGAGATTATCAGCTTCCGTTTGTCGGCGAGTTTGACGATACGGCAGACAAGACCAATCCCGCGCGCAGACGTGACTTGAAGATTGTGCATGGCGTAGCGTGGAGAGCGGCACAGGTATTTGCCGCTGGCGTTATGAGCGGACTTACACCGCCGAGCCGCCAGTGGTTCAGATTTGCATACAGGCGGCCGGAACTTAATACGAATGTTGAGGCTATGAAGGTGCTTGACACAAGACAAGAGATTGTATCAAGCGTGCTTGCAAAGAGCAACTTCTATAACAGCATCCATACTGTATATCTGGAATTGCCTTTTGGACAGTGCCCGATGGCTATATTCTACGACGCAGAAAACGGCGTGCGGTTCCAGACAATGACAATCGGTACTTATGCACTTGAAGCAGACGGCTTCGGCAAGGTAACTACTTTTGCAAGAAAGTACGATATGACTTTGCAGCAGCTAGCGGACTGCTTCGGCGTAGACGCTTTGCCCGACAATCTGAAAGGACTGTTAGACAATCAGACCAATCTTACTAAGAAGTATAAAGTCTGCTGGATGGTAGAGCCTAACAGCGATAAGCTGCCTGGCTACATGGACAGACTGAATATGCCGTATAGAAGCGTGTACTGGTTGGAAAAGTCAGAGAGTGACGAATACTTGTATGTTGGCGGCTTTGAAGAAGAAGCAGTACCGGTAGCGCGTTATCTTGTCAGCGGCAATGAGGCATACGCAAGAGGTCCTGCGTGGTTTGCAGAAGGCGACAGTAAAATGCTGCAACTGCTGAAAAAAGATTATCTGACAGCCGTAGAGTTAAAGATAAAGCCAGCAATGCAAAGCAACGCAAGCCTTATGAACAATGGCGGTGTTAACTTGATGCCTGGTGGATTAACGGTAGTAGACGACCAGACGCAAGATATGGTAAAGCCTTTGTTCGCAGTTGACCTTGACTTGAAGGACGCGCAGGAAGAAATTATTCGCGTTGAGGATGCTATAAAGAGAGCATACAGTGCTGATTTGTTCTTGATGTTAGATAACCTTGATAATAGCCGCATGACTGCTAGAGAGGTTATGGAGAGAACGCAGGAAAAACTGCAACAGCTAGGCCCGGTGGTTGAGCGATTGCAGGATGAATTCTTAACACTGATTCTTCAACGTGTGTATAACATCATCGACAGAAGCGGCGGATTTCCTCCGGTGCCGGAAGAACTGCAAGACCTTTTGAGTGAAGAAGATGTAGAAGTGGACTATATTTCACCGTTGGCGCAGGCGCAGAAGATGAGCGGGCTTGTGAATATCGAACAGGCGATAGCACAGACCGGACAGATGGCGCAAGTATGGCCAGAAGTTACGAAGAAGATTAACCCGTTGGGTGCTATTACAAAATACTTTGAAATGCTTGGCGTGCCTGCAATGGCATTGCGTAGCGATGAAGAAGTACAAGAGATGCTTAAACAAGAGCAACAGGAAATGCAACGGCAGCAGGAAATGCAGGAAGGATTGGCAATGGCACAGGCTGCGGCTCCTGCGGCAGAGGCGGCCAAAAATCTTACTGCGGCTGCGAATGATTCCAACCCGGCTATTACAAGCTGGCTAGGCGTGCCGGGAGGTTGGGAATAATGAGCGAGCAGTTTAAATATAAATCCAATACCGGCGAGGATAGAAAGCAAGCACTGCTGACAGAGTACATGGTAAGAGAGCAGGCAAGAAGGGATAAAGAAGCCCTACTTGACCTGCTGGGGAGTGAAAGCGGACGCTGGTTCTTGATGCGTATGCTTGACGTAACCAAAGTAAACTCTATGTGCTTTACCGGCAATAGCAAGACTTTCTATAACGAAGGCCGCCGCGACGTAGGCTTAGGCATTATTAAAAGCATTTTAGCACTTGGGCTGCAAGGCATAGGGCTAAAACAGCAGGCTGAAATGGAGTATGCAGAATTCCAACTAAAGCTGCAAGAGCTGGCAGTGGAATATGTGGATAACAACAAGGAGGAATAACTAATGGGCGAGAACGGCGAAAATGCAGTTGTCAACGGCGAAGGCGCACAGCAACAGGCTGAACCCAATACCGCGGCACAACAGCAGCAGACAGAACCGGCTACTACTAATGCAACTAATAATACAAGTGCTTCCGGCACTATTGCAGGGAACGGAAGTAATGGGCAAGGCGCACAACAGCAGCCCGGCACAGTGAATTATGACTTTGCAGGAGTAGAGATGCCAGAAGGCTATGAGCTTAGTGCTGATGAGCAAGGACGCTTTGTGGATGTTATTAAGGGCATGAACCTTAGCAATGACCAGGCAAGAGCACTTGCAAAGTACGGCACAGAGTATGCAAGCCGTGTAGTGCAAGGCGTAGAACAGCTCCGCGCGCAGGAAATCGCTAAATGGGGCGATGAGGCTAAAACAGCACTGGGCGCAGACTTGGGCAAAGTACAGGGCCTTTGTGATACTGCCTGCCGTAAATTGGAGGCAATGTATCCGGGCTTGAACGTGCGTGAAGCGTTAGAAATTACTGGCGCAGGCAATCAAATTGCTATCGTGAGAGCATTTGCGAAACTTGGCGAACTGCTTGGCGAGGACCCCGGCTTGGCTGCACAAAACGGCGCACAAGGCTTAAACGCTGCGCAAGGCATTGCAGCAAACATGTACCCGAAAACCGACTGGAGCAGGTACAAATAATTTATTAACTTTTAATTGAAAAACGGGAAGGATGATGAAACTATGGCTACTATTGGTTACTCCCAAACTATGAGTGACTTACGAAAGTATTTAACTCCGCAAGGCGCTATTGACCGCGTTATGGAAGTGCTTAACGAATCCAATCCTATTATGGAAGATATTCGGTGGATGGAAGGCGATTTGCCGATTGGTACTAAAACTACTATTCGTGCCAGCCTGCCTTCTCCGTCTATCCGTCGTATTAACCGCGGTACTTCTCCGACTAAAGGCACTGTAAAGCAGCGCATTGATGTATGTATGCACTTGGAGGACCGTTCCTGCGTGGACGTTGAACTGCTTTCCGGCAAGCCGAATCCGCAGGCATTCCGTATGGCAGAGGATGATGCACATGTAGAAGGCATGGGCCAATACGTCGCACGTCAATTTTTGTACGGCAACTTAGATGAAGACCCGGACACTTTCAATGGTATTGCGGTACGCTACAATACTTTGACCGACGGCGGCAAAGGCACTCCAGGACACCAGGTGATTTCCGCTGGTACTCCTGGCACTAACACTAATGCTTCTATCTACTTCGTAGACTGGGGCGACCGCCGTGTAATGGGTGTATATCCTAAAGGCACCCAGGCAGGCTTGAAAACTGAGGACTTGGGCGAAAGCGACGTATACGATGAGAACAACAAGCCGTTCCGTGCATTGCAGACTTTGTACTCTTGGAAGTGTGGCTTGGCGGTACAAAATGTTCGTTCTATTGTGCGCGTGTGCAACATTGATGTCCAAAAGCTTAACTCTTTGACTGACAGTGCGCAACGCGAACTGATGAATAAATTCATCTTCGCAAAGAACCGTCTGCAAGACCCGAAAGCGCCGGTTGCGTATGTATCTGACGGTGTATACTCTTGGCTGGAGTGCTATTTGAACAACAAGAACAATGTTCATGTTACCCGTCAAGATTTTATGGGAGCACCGCCTAAACTGTACCTGGCAGGTATCCAGATTAAGAAACTTGACTGCCAAAGCGAAACCGAAGCGGCAGTACAATAACCGGAAGGAGTGAATAACAATGATTTTTGACCAGCAAAATATGTACATGGACAATTCCTTGACCAGCAATGTAATTGCGAACGTTGGCGGCGGTGATGCGGCTGACCCGTTATTTCTTGTTATTACTGCGCCGACCGCCTTAGCTACTAGCGGTACCATCACTGCGGCGTTGGAAACTTCTGACAGCGAAAGCTTCGGCACTAAAACCGTTGTTGCGACTTATACTCTTGCCGCCAGCAAAAAGGGCATTTTGGTTGCAGCAAAACTGCCGTATGGCATGAAGGCTTTTTCCAGACTGACTGTAAGCGGCGCAAGCGGCGGCAAACTGACTGCTGGCTTGACTGAAACTGTTCCGAACTGGCCGGGCTGATTTGGTACTTTAAGGGGAGGGCGAAAGCTCTTCCCTTTTTTAATAATCAAGGAGGAATAGTTAAAATGCTTAACATTACCGATGTATGTAATATGGCGCTGGCTCATATCGCCAAAGGGCGTATAAGCAATATAGATGAGCAGTCGGAGTTGGCCAGACAGTGCAAACTGTTTTATGAGCCTACCCGCAAAGAGTTATTAAGAAGCTACACTTGGGGATTTGCAAAGCGCGTGAGCAAGCTTGCAGAACTTAGTATCGAATCTCCGTACTGGTCCCACGTTTACGCCTACCCCGAAAAGTGCCTTGCTGTGCGCAAGATATTTGATGCTGAAACAGGTGCAATGATAAGGGCTGGTGAGCAAGAGCAGGAAGAATGGGACTTGTATATGGCAAGCGACAACGTGCTTGGCATAGGGTGCAATATTCCTGCTGCGTGGCTTGAATATACCTATGATGTTGACGACGTGGAAATGTTTTCAAGTGATTTTTTGAGCGCGTTTACTCATATGTTGGCGTTTAATATCTGCGTACAACTGACCGGCAACAGCGGCTTGCAGCAGACGCAGTATCAGCTTGCAATGGCGGCATTGCAGAAAGCGAAGTATACCACTGCAAGCGAAAAGAAAGAACTGCCGGACTACCCGAGTAAATACTTTGACGGGAGGGCGTAATTATGGCTAGTGGGTTGACACCTTATTATTTATTGCAGCCTGCGTTTACCGGCGGCGAAATCAGCGCCGAAGTTGCCAACCGCGTTGATTTAGATAAGTACCAGTTTGCGGTACTGCAAGCCTATAACTGCCTTATCAAGCCGCACGGCCCTATTTATCGCAGACCGGGCATGAAGTATATGGCACGAACGAAATATAACGATAAAGCGTGCATCTTGGTACCGTTCAACGGCGCAGACAGCACCGACTATCTTTTGGAGATTGGCGAGAAATATATAAGAGTGCATAAGAATGGACTTTATATAAACATAGAAGTTATGACACCGTACACGGCAGATATGCTGCAAGATTTGAGATTTGTTCAAAGCGCAGATACTATATTTATCGCCAGCGGCAAATATCCCGTGAAACAGTTTGCAAGGTATTCAGACACCGACTGGCGCTTTACTGATTTTACAATTACTGATATGTATTTTGATGAATCGTTAGCAACAAATACTATCAAAGGAACAAGCTATATGACGGCAGGCACGTATAGTTATACGGCCCCCGAAACAGGCACGTATACTATCACTGTTGCCGGTGCTGGCGGCGGCGGCAGTGGTGTTAGTAGAAAAGCAAGCGACAAACAAAGCGCAGGCGCATACGGCGGGCGCGGTGCTGACAGCACTTTTAAAAAAGTATTAACCAAAGACAAGGTATACACTATTGTCGTAGGTGAAGGCGGAGCAGGAAGCGCGTGCCATTATGGTGCTGGTTGGGGCGAACCGGGCAGCAAGGGCGGAACAAGTACTGCTTTTGATGTATCATGTCAAGGCGGCGAAGGTGGCGGTGCTGCATATAGTGAGTCGTATGGCGCAAGGGACGGCACGGACGGCACGAGCTACGGCAACGGCGGTATAGGCGGTATTAAGGGATTTAGCTATTCAACGAGCCAGAATGGCACTAAAGGCGGCGATGGATGGATTATTATTTCCTATGACGGAACAAACAAGATTACTCCTAGCGCTACTTCTGGTGAAGTGACGCTGACGGCGACTCAGAATACTTTTTCGGATAGTAGCGTAGGTACTAGCATTAAATTAAAGCAAGAAGTCGCTACGGTTGAAGTTAATGTCAGCAATGGTACAAGCGGACAAGTGCGTGTAGGTGAAAATTGGAAGGTAATATCACACGGCACTTGGACGGGAAGTTTTGAAATTCAAAAGAAAGATATGAATAGCGAAGGATGGAAAACGTATCGTAAATATACATCTAAAGATGATTACAATCCGTCAGAAAGCGGCAGCGTTACTGAACCAGTTTATTTGCGCATAGTCTGCAATGTCACTAGCGGCACGGCGAAAGTAAACTTAACTGCTATGGCTTACGATGCAGAAGGAATTGCGGAAATCACGGAATACGTTAATGCGAAAAAAGTAAAAGCTATTACGTCAACAGAATTCGCAACCACGGAAGCAACAGAAAACTATTATTTCGGCGCATGGAGTGAAGAACTCGGGTATCCGCAAACATTATGCTTTTTTCAGGACAGATTATGTTTTGGCGGCACGAAGAAGCAGCCTTACATGGTATGGATGAGCAGAACCGGCGACTACGGCAATTTCAGCGTAGAAAAAGCCAGCGGCACTGTTACTGACGATAGCGCAGTAGCACTTGCGTTTGTAAGTCGCAAGCAGTTTAAGATTCTGCACCTTATAGCAAGCACTGACTTGATTGTTCTGACTGCGGGTAACGAATGGACAGTAAGCGGCAGTGATACTGTAACACCATCTAAAGCCGTTCCGAAAATGCAGACTACACGTGGATGCAGCACTGTTGAACCGCTGATGATTGGCGGCAGAATCGTGTTTGTACAAGGCCGCGGAAGCACTGTAAGGGATATGGCGTATAGCTATGAAACAGACAGCTACGGCGGTAATGACTTAACATTGTTGGCAAAGCATATCATAGAGAATGTGCAGATTGTTGACAGTGCGTACAAGCAGGAACCCGACAGCACTATATACTTTGTGAGAAGTGACGGCACTATGGCTTGCTTATCCTACATCATGGAGCAGAAAGTATATGCCTGGTCGACGATAGAAACACAAGGCAAGATTGAAGCCGTGGCGGCGGTGCAGGAAGGCGATGAAGATATTATTTATCTTGTAGTGCAACGAGAGATAAACGGCGTGACAGTACGCAATATCGAGTATTTGGCAAAGAATCCTGCAAAGAGCAATAACCCCGATGATTATATTATGCTTGATAATGCTATTGAGTATAGCACTGCTGAAAAGAGCAGTGGGGCTACGGAAATCGACGTGGCAGAGCTGGCAGGCGAAAAAGTTGCTGTTATCGGCGACGGAAGAGTGTATAGCGGACTGACTGTAAGCCAAGACGGCACTGTGACGCTCCCAGCGGCCGTACAACACGCTTTTATTGGCTTGCCCTATAGAAGTATCGTGGAACTGCCAAACGTCGAAATTAAGACGGGTGACGGCACTATGCAAGGACGTAAAAAGCAGATTAGTAACTGCATCCTGCGTTTAAGTAATTCTCTTGGCGGTATGGTTGGCCCAGATATAAATACTTTGGACTTGATGAATTTTGATGAGCAGAACGCAGTGAGCGATATTAAATTATTTACCGGCGACAAGCATATGACTTTGCCTATTGGCGGCTTTAACAACGAAGGCAGAGTGATTATCGTTACGGATGAGCCGTATCCTTTTAACTTGCTGGCGGTAGTGCGGGAGGTGTCTTTTGGTGGCTAAGAAGTGGAATGTTGAAATCCTTGATAATAAATCAAAAGAAAATGTCGTGCCGTTGATTGAAGAACTTATGCAAGATATACGGCCGCACGATAAGGAAGATTTGGAAGCAAGCAGTGACCCGGTATTTGTGCTTATCGGTAGTATCAAGCTTGACGAAGAAACAAGGGTGTACCGTGGTGAGGACGGCAAACTGCTTGCGATATTCGGCAAAGGTACTATGGAATGGGGCGCACCGGGACGCGGAATTTGGATGGTAGGTACGAACGAACTTTATAATGGTTATACAAAGAGCCTGCTTTTCAAGGAAGCCAAAAGAGTATTAAATGAATGGGCGCGGCAGCATGGACTGCTGCACAATATTGTCTATGAGAAGAACCGCACAAGCATTAACTATTTAAAACACTTGGGAGCGATATTTCTGGCAGAACCTAAAATAGGTTGGGACGGCAAAAAGTTTTATCAGTTTTATATTCCATATAGAGGGGAGTGAACGTAATGGGTGCACTTAGTGTTTTAATGGGCCTGCAAACTGTTATGCAGTTAAGCGGCCAACATCAGCAGGCCAAACAGCAGGAGCAGGCATATAAAGCGCAGGCGCAGGCTGCACAGCAGAACGCGGCTATTATGAGCCGCCAACGTGAGCAGCAGGCAGAAGCGTATGCGCAGAAGCAGAGCCAACTTAACGATAGAATGAGGCTTGCAAGAGGACAGGCGCTGGCGGCGGCAGGCAGTAGCGGCCTAACCGACAGCGGCAGTGTCAGCGATATTCTTTCAAGCAGTGAGGATGCTTACAGAAAAGACAGTATGAATCTGTTGCAGAATCAGCGTAATGATGCGTGGAGCACTTATGTAAACGAAGTCAATTACCGCAACCAAGCAAGCGCATATAATGCGGCGGCAAAGAACGCTAAAGCCAACGGCAAAATGCAGATGTTTAGTACGCTTGTAGGTGCGGCGGCGAACGCTTACTCTAAAGGCATGATTGGCGGCAGCAAGGGAACAACTACAGTAAGCGGTGATGAATGGTACGATGCTAACAGTGATTTTAATCTTCCTGCTAGCAATATGAACGGTTTTAACCTTTATAACCAGGCAAAGAAGAATAATCCGTTCATGGATAACACAGGCTTTACTAAATGGAGCTGGTAAGGGAGGTACAGTATGAAGATTGCAGGCTATCAAGGCAGTGTTAATTTGGGCGCTGGCGGCGGTGCGACTGTCAAGGTATCAAGTGACCTTAACGCTTATGGCAGCGGCGGCAAAGGACTTGCCGCTATTGCCGGCGCCGCCAACAAATGGGCGGTAGCAGTAGAAGCACAGCAGGAAGATGAGGACAAACAGTCTATCCTTAATGCTATGGACATATTCAATAAGAGCCGCTATAACATCATGTACAATGACGATAGCGGCCTTATGAATACAAAATTAGAAGGCACTGCCGGCGCAGGTGCAAGCTACACAGAGCAGATAAACAAGGCAAGGCAGGATGTGTTGAGCAACACTAAATTGCATAGCAAAAAAAATCAGCTTGCACTTGACCATTTAATGTATCAGAGTGCGCAGCAAGGCTTTCAGACCGTCGACCAATACGAGCAGAAGCAGAAAGAGGCAGTCACTGATTTGCGCTATGACAATAATATTCAGAACTCCTGCGAGTTTGTTCAGAAGAACTGGAACAATCCGCAGGCGCTACAAGATGAGATTATCCGTACACAGTTGCTGACAAGTGCTATATATGGCAAGCGTGGCGCAGAGTTTATCGAATCTAAGAGCAGAGCCAACATTGGGCAGGTGGTAGCAAGTGCCGTCGGCGCAAGCATCACCAACGAAGATTATGGCACTATGCGTAACATCATGGATAAGTACGGTAGTTATCTTACTGCTAATCAGAGAGCCGCTTTTGAGAAAGTGGCATACGATAAAGAAAGTAGCGCTTTTGAAAGAAATACTGCTAAAGATTTGTATGCTAAATATGGCGACGATGAAGAAGCGGCACTCAAAGCCGTTGAAGGCATGAAGGGATTTAGCGGCGGTGGCAATGAGTTTGACAACCTGGTTGCTGCGATAGGTGGACAGGAAAGCGGCGGCAATTATAACGCCAAGAATGGCCGTACAGGTGCAAGTGGCAAGTACCAGATTATGCCGGATAACTGGCCTAGCTGGAGCCGGGAAGCTGGTTTGCCAGCAGGTGCAGAAATGACACCGGAAAATCAAGAGATTGTTGCACGCTTTAAGTTGAAACAATACTATGATAAGTACGGTGCACGTGGTGCAGCTATTGCATGGTATGGAGGCGAAGGCGCGTTAAAATATAGCACGGACGCTATGAATCGCAAGCAAGGCAATGGTGACGAACCCAGCATCAACGAATATGCAGACAGTGTATTAGCAAGAATGGGTACAGAGCATAGCACTCACAACATGAGCCAGGAAGAGCAAGACCGCATTATGAAGCAGTACCGCACTATTAAGGCAGACCATGACAGAATAGAAACTTATAAGAAAAACAAACTTTTTGAAGGAATAAAGAGTGAGATATTTGCTATGTTTGGTAACGGTACAAGCTACGATGCCGCTATGACGTGGGCTACTAACCAGGCAGGCAGTGACCCCGACAAATACGTAACATACCGTAATGCGGTGACGGCGATATACGGACCGCAAGGCAGAAGCGGAAGTAGTGGTAGCGGTAGTGGAAGCAGTAACGGAAAACTTGATGACGATGCAATAGGTGTATTGGAAGATATGCTGCAAGAAGGCAAGTTTGCAAGCATCGACCAATTTTTAGCATACGCTGCTAACAAAGGTGCATCGTCTGCACAGCGCGGGAAGTTAGAAAAAATATACAAAGATTGGTATAGTGGTACAGGCGAATTTGCTTTTGATATGGAAGGCCTTGTACAACAAGTCGCAGGCAAAAATGCCGATGCACTGTATAAGAAAAAAATCCAAAACTACGGGCGGCAATGGGTGCGCGCTTATCGCACAAAAAATCACGGCATGAATCCGGGCGAAACGGAACTGCTGGAGGCTTTGAGAAACTGCGTAACAACTAAGGTTTACGGCAGCTATGTTACTGAAAAACATTCATTCTGGTTTGACAGTACAGAAGATATAAAAGCAAGTGACGCAGATTTAATTGCACGTGGCATTGCAAGCGTAAATAAAACCGGGGATGATTGGTACGATGTTAAATGGTTGGATGGCACATCTGGCAAAATAAACGGTGCATATCTGGCAAAGTTACTGAAAGGAGATTACTAAATGGCTAATGAACCTTTGGACGAATTCGACCGCAGATTAAAGGCAAAAAAGGAATATGCTAATTATGGCTTTATTGCTGATATTGACAGCGGCTTGTCACCTGCCGAAACTTTAGGCTATTATGACTTGCAAAAAATGAGCGACGATGAATATAATAAGTTTTCGCAGGCAGTAAAGAGTAATAGCTCACCGACGATTGATACTAGCAGCATCATCAGCGACGATAAACCGGGCATAGGCACTGCCGTAATCAACGGCCTTAAAGGTTCGGTGCGTGGTTTGTTTGGTTCTGCTAAAGCGGCGATTGACGCTAATATTGAAGCGCATAAGGGTGACAAGAATGTTGTCAAAGAGTATGACCAATCCGAAAATATCAGCAAGGCTTTAGGCTATGTTACCGACGAGATTTTGAAGCGTGAAGAAGTTAAGGCTGATACGGCGGCTGGGCAACTTGGTTATGATTTGGCTGAAAACGCCATTCAGCTTTTAGCGCAGCTTGCGCTGACTAAAGGTGTAGGCGCTGCCGGTGCAACTGCAAAAACTGTACACGCTATCAGTATGCTTTACAATGGCGCAAACATCAGCGGCGAACAATACCTGCGACTGCGCAAAGAGGGCGTAAACGCAAGCAGAGCAGCAGAGGCAGGTTTAATGAACGCAATTCCGCAGGCGGTACTTGAAGAACTGCCGCTCGGCAGACTGCTTAAAAAGATGCCTGCCGGCAGCGGACTGAAAGCTAAGATATGGGAAGTTACCAAACGTGGCCTTGAAGAAGGCGTTACCGAAGCATTGCAGGAATTCCCGGAACAGGCTACGGACTTATGGGCAAAGAACCCCGGCGCAAGCACTGCCAAACTTGCGGAGAAGTGGGGCGAGAACTGGCAGCAGAACTTGAAGGAAGCGGGATATAGTGGCCTTATCGGTGCTATCCTTGGTGGTACTGCAAGTGGTGCAAAGGTTGCAGTCGACAGTACCATTGAGCACTTTGCCTTGAAAGCCAACGAAAAGCGCAAGGCGAAGCTAGTAGCGGATGCTGAACGAATCAAAGAAACAGGCATTAACCCGGAACGTGCGGCTGCTACAATCGAAGCGAATAATCCTAACTTTGAGGACGATACAGTAACAGTATCTGCACAAGACTTGGAAGGTTACAAGCAGACTAGCAACAACAACAAACTTTTTGAGGAATTGGGAATCACCGAAGAAGAAGTGGCAACTGCGGCGGAGCTGGGGCAGGATATTGATATTAGCCGTGGCAAGTTTACGGCGGCAATGGCTAAGGACAATGCATTGTTTGAAGCTACGAAAGACAATATGTATTTTGATAGCAACGGCGAATTGTCGGACGGCGGCGCAAAAACACGTAAAGAATTGCGAGAAGGCTATAACTTAACCAGACAAGCCAGTACGGAGCTTGACGCAGAACTTGACGCTATTGTTGACAGCGCAAAAAAAGCAGGCATGAACAAATCTCATGCAGATAATTTACGTCTGGTTTTGGAAGCGCGCGCGCTTGCAATAGAACCCGAAAATCCTGCTGCATGGTTACAGAAAAACAAACTGCGGTTTGAGGACGGCGGCAAAGGCGCGGCAGGCAGAAAGCAAAGAGGCTGGACGCAGAAAGTGTGGGGCCGCGCTAAAGGCTGGAAGCAGAATAGCCAAGCTGAAACAAAGGGACAGTTTAGGCAGGCTGACGACGGCACATATATCATCGACCTTTTCAAAGGTGCGGATGCAAGCACGGTTATCCATGAAACAGGACACTACTTTGCAGAAACTATGATTAACGAAGCACTGGCAGACCCCAGCAACGCAAGACTTAATGCTGATGCAAAAAAACTCATGGAGTATGCAGGCATTGACGCTGATGTATGGGCAAGCGGTGACGTTGAAGCAAAGAGAGCCGGGCATGAAAAACTGGCAGAAGCATTTGAAACCTACATCATGGAAGGCAAAGCGCCTAGTGTTGGCCTGCGTGGAGCGTTCCAAAGGTTCGCTAATTGGTTATCAGCTATTTATAGTAAGATAGCAAGAAGTGAAAATGCGGCAGAATTAACGCCGGAAGTACGGCAGGTATTTGACAGGATGCTGGCTTGCCGTGAAGAAATTGAAGTTATGGCACGCATGGAGGGCATATTCGGCGGCTTGCCAGAGAATATAACATCCAAGTTATCAGACCAAAACAAAAAGGCCTTGCAGGATAAAATCTTAAAGGCTAAAGACAAGGCCGTGGATATTCTTACAAGGCGTGCTATGGCTGATTTCAGTGCGAAGCGCAGAGCTGAAAAAGCAGCGTTCATCGAAGAAATACGGCCGCAGATTGAGCTGGCAGTGGCGCAAGAGCTTGTCAACCAAGCAAGGCGCCAGGTAGGTTATGAGTTTGGTAAGGAAGTTAAGGCTATTGATTCGCACTTTATAGACGATGAGCACGGCATGGCTCATGCTAATAATTCGGATACTCTATGGCGCAAAACAAAGCTTGCCAATCCTGCAATTATAGCAAGAAAGTACAGGCACGTTTTAGGAAGCGTGCTGCCAAACTATAATGATATGCTGAACGATACTAACGCCAGCATTGACGATATACTTAATCCGATAGTTGAGTATCTTCAAGCGGAAGTCGACGCATACGGCACACTTTCTAAAGAGCGTGTTGCAAACGCTGAAGATATGCTGATTGCTATGTTCAGCAAGTCAAGACAGAAAACTGTTACCAATCCTACATTCGTTGTTGACGAGCACGGCATGGCTCATGCTAACTTCAAGCAGAAAATCAACGAATGGGAAACAATCGAAGCTAATCCGCGTAGGCTTGCAAGAAAATATATTTATGGTAATGAACGCATAAACTATAACGAACTATTAAAAGATACGAACGGAGCTATTGATGATATTTTAAATCCTATTGCTGACAGAATAGAAAGTGAGCTTGCGGAATATCAAGATACAGTCAAGAGTGAACGTGCGTTCTTTATCAATGGCAAGTGGGGATATTTTGCTGCAACCGGCAGAACAGAAGGCAAGTATGCGAATGATTTAGCAGGCATACCGGACCAGAGCGCAGTCTTGGTTGATTTCGGTGAAATGGGCAAGGACGGCAAACGTCATTGGACTAAGCGAGCTTTAGAGCAAGCGGATATTGAAGGCCTTGTATTCCATGAAGCAGGCGACAGTATTCGTAATGTCAACTGGGTGTCAAGATACGTTCACGATTACGGTGGTAACATAAGCGACTTGACCAGCAAAAAAGGACGCAGAAGAATTGCCGAAAAGATTGCAAGGGGCGAAGATATAGCGGACTACTACGATTTGCGTAGCACTGGTTTAGATTATGGTGATGCCGAAATTAAGGCAGACTTTAAACATATTGTCGATGAACTGGACAGACTGCAAGCGTTGAAGCATAGACTTGAAACAGACCCCGAAGGTGTCGACCTGGTAAAAGAAAGTAAGCGCAACCAATTATCGCAGGAGCAGAAAGAACTTTTTGACCAGATCGCAGAGGAAAACGGCTATGCCGGCGGTTACGAAATGGCAAGGGAGATTGTCGAAGGTTACACCGTCAATGAGAATGAAGGTAGCGACGTACAGGACAACTGGGCAAGGAACTATATTCGTAACGGCGGTGACAGAGCAAAACTTAAAAGCGAAGAAGGCTTGAAAGAGATTGCCGAAACTTTGGTAGAGGGTGAACAGCTTACAGAGCTTAACGAGCTTAAAGCCTTGAAGCATGAGCTTGAAACTAATCCAGATAAAGTCGACCTTGTGGAGATGAGCAAGAAGCGTGCCTTGTCTAACGAGCAGAGAGAACTGTTTGACTGGGTGGCTGACAGTTTGGGCTATGACAGCGGCGACGCTATGGCGCAGGATATTTTGACTTCGCCGAGTGAAAGAGCTATGGTGCGTCAAGAGATTGACAAGGCCGTGAACCGCAGATTCCCCGACTTCATGCAGGAGCGTGAACAGGCAAGAGAAGCGGCAAGGGAAGCACTCTATAATGACGAGAGCGGCGAAGTGGTTGCACTTGAACAACAGCTTATTGATGAGGCACTCAACGAAATAAGCGACAAGGATATTAAGCAAAAAGAGCGTGAGAATATTGCTAAAGTGCGGAAGCAGAACGCAGACAATTTTGCTAAACGCTATATTCAGACTTTGCCAGCAGGCGAAGTTATGAAGCCGAGAAGATTTGCTATGGCAGAACGCAGAGCGGCGGCTAATGCAAACAAGGCTGCGAAAGCTGGCCTTTTGGAAGAAGCGGCTATGTATAAGCAACAGCAGATGATTAATCACGCTTTGTATCGTGAAGCAGTCAAGGCCAAACATCAGATTGAAAGCGCAAGAAAGTACGTCAGAAAGCAGATGCACAGCAAGAAAGAAGTGTGGGGAACAGAGCAGCACTTCTTCCAAATGTGCGCATTGCTGGAGCGTATGGGCTATCACCGCAAGGACTTTAACACCAACGGCAGAGAAGTGCAGCCGCTTAGCGATTACATTGCAGAGATGCAGGCAAAGTACGGTGACGAAATTATTTCTATGCCGGAGTTTGTTCTGAACCCGAATAATGATTTGACCAATGCGCCGCAGCTTAGCCTTGCGAACTATATGGACGTTATCGACGCACTGAAAAACATTCGTGCTATTGCAAAGCAAGATACGAAGATGAATAAGATTGCTGCCGATGAAGCATTTGAAAAGGTTAAGGCTGATACGATAGCGCACCTGCAAGAATTGCCGGTAGAGTACGAGGCGGAGATTGGCAGCGACAGTAAAAAGAGCCTGCGTAAGCGAATTATTGACTGGCCTAAAAATATCATAGCTACACTGCGTAACGCTGATAACTTCTTCTTGATGATGGATAATTGGACGGAAGGTTATTTTACTAGGGAGTTTTACAACAAAATCAACCATTGCGCAGATATGGAAAGCACGATGCTTGAAGGTTATCAGAACGAGCTTACAGATGCTTTGCAGAAATGGGAGCCAGACAAAGAAACCGGCATTGCGCACGATAAAAGAATTTACTACGAAGAACTTGGCGGCAGCGCAGATAAGCATGCTTTGATTGCTATGCTTTGCAACCTGGGCAGTGATAGTAATGCTGCAAGACTTTGTTCACAAAAACCGGTAGGCGTAAAGAATTCTGATATATGGGTGGAAGAATCGGAGCTTATAGGCAGAGAAGAAGCAATGCTGCAAACCAAACAAAACCTTATAGAGTTTTTGTGTAAGCATCTGACTAAAGAAGATATTGCCTATGCGCAGGCACGTATCAATGCAGCAAGTAAATTCTGGCCTATGCTGGCAGAAGTCAATCGCAAGACAAAAGGCTTTGAGCCGCCGAAGATTGAAGCGTCACCGCTGGTGCTGAAGCTTGCAAGCGGCGAAAGCGTAGTATTTGACGGTGGCTACTTCCCGTTGAAACGTGATACACGCACCGGCAGTATGCCCGGAAAATTTGACAGAATCGACAGCACCGAAGAAGGCAACAGACCGCCACAACGGACTTTGACTACTAATACCGGGTCCAGTAAGTCACGTACTGGCGGCAAATATCCCGTAGACTTATCGCGTGGCAGTGAGGTTACGGCGGTAAAAAGCACTATTCACGATATTTGTTATCGTGAAACAATGCTTGATTTCAGAAAGATACTGAACGATGAGGATATTTACCGCAACATGGTTGAGCGTTTAGGCGATACAAACGTAAGACTTTTGAGAGAGTTTTTGCAGGCTTGCGCTAACCCATATGGCAATAAGACAGCATATATGGCTGAGAATCTGTTTACGAAAGCTGCCAACGCTTTACGTAATATTGCAACAAATACCGCTATTATGCTTAACTTCAAAACGGCAATGCAGAACTTTTCTAACATCCTGCTATACGGAAATAGCGTAGAAGGCTTTACTTATGCTGACGCTTTCAGAGCCTTGTACCGTGGCTTTACAGGTGAAGGCAGGGCAGAAGTAGATGCGATTTGCGCAAAAAGCGTGTTTATGCGTGAACGCATGGAAGTACCAGACGTTACATTGAGAGATATTCAGAATCGTTCCGACCTTAACTCAATTGAGAAAAAGACGCTGAAATATGGTGCAATGCTGTTAGGCTACACTGATATGATGACTGCAAAGCCGGTATTTGCAGAAGCATACATGAAGAAAATCAATGAAGGCAAGACGGAGCAGGAAGCACTAGACTTTGCGAACGCTGTTATTCGTCGCACTTTAGGCAGTAGCCGTATTCATGATGTGTCAAGCCTGCAACGTGGCAGCGGCCTATTCAGACTGTTTACGATGTTCCAGGGATTCTTCAATACGCAGTTTAACCAATGGGACAGAGAAGCTCATATTGCTAAAAGGTTATGGAATAGCGGTGAAAAAAAAGAAATGGCTGAACGGCTGATTGCTTTCGTTGCTGCTAAATGGTTAGGCGTATGCTTGTTGAACGTGGCTATCGGAGAGCTTTCTTTGACCGCTCCTTTTGAGAAAGATAAAAAAGACGATTGGAATAATCTTGCAAAAGAGCTTATCAACTACCCGTTGTCTATGGGCGGCCCCGTAGGGCAGGCAGCGAATGTTGGCGTACAGAACTTGCTAGGCATGAGAAACTACGGCTACAGACTGACTGCGGCGCAAGGCTTGATTGACAGAGGCTTTACTGTTGCAAGACGTTTGAACAACGTGGTGGAGGGCAAGGAAGAACCGGGCGAGTTGATAGAGCAAGTAACCTACGTCGGCGGCGCATATCTTGGTATTCCTGCAGGCATCTTCAATATCGTATTCAACGGTATAGATATTGCTGCTGATGATATGGACTTTGAGCTGCAAGATATTTACAAACGCAGACCGAAAAGCGAACGTAAAAAAGATTGACAAAGATTTCACAAAGTAGCATAGATACGAACCTTTGAAAATGAATGTATAATTAGTTAAAGTGAATTTATTAAGTGTAGATATAAAAAATATATCTACACTTTTCTTTTGAGGAAAATAATAAAAGGAGGGGAGCTATTATGCTTGCTCATGTTGATAACAGAATCACATATAGCGGCAATGGAAATGCAACAGAGTTTGCGTATCAGTTTAAAATTTTAGACCGGACAGACATTAAAGTTTTGCTGACAGACGCAGACGGCAAAGAAAAACTGCTGACTAAAGATTATTATGTTGACGTTGAAAAAAGCGTTGTGCGTTATCCAGGTTACGCAGTTGGTGCAGAAGTGCCGGAAAGCGAGCGGCCGGCAGTGCTTCCGACAGGTTGGAAACTGACGATTTATAGGGAAGTGCCGGTAATACAGGAAACAGATTTGCCAGACCAATATCCTTTTAACCAGGTTGAAGATATTGGCGATAAGCTGACTATGATTTGCCAGCAGCTTACGGATGCAGCAAATAGGAGTCTGAAAGTTAATGTAAGTAAGAGCAGTGATGTTAGCACTACCATTCCTTGGGAAAGCGGCAAAAGTTTCAGAATCAACGATAGTGGTACTGGGATTGAGCTTACAGAGGACCCGGCGAAGGTATTGCCGTTAGTGGAAAGCACCTATGCGCAAGCTCAAGCGCAAGCACAAATTGCTTCTGCTAGTGCGGAGGCGGCGGCAAAGAGCGAGGATAGCGCTAAAGCCTACATGAATACAACAAAAGACCTTAGCGAGAACGTCAACGTTTTTATTCCGAGCGTAGACGCTGACGGCGTAATGACATGGACGAACAAAGCAGGTCTTGCAAATCCTGCCCCGGTAAACGTCAAAGGCGCAAAAGGCGACAAAGGTGAGCAAGGTGTCAAAGGCGATGTAGGTGCCAGAGGTGAGCGTGGCGAGCAAGGTGTCAAAGGCGATGTAGGTGCCAGAGGTGAGCGTGGCGAGCAAGGGCCGCAAGGCTTGCAAGGCCCAGCAGGTAATGCGGCTACGATCACCATCGGCAATGTTACGACAAGTGCTCCCGGCACATCGGCTAGTGTCACCAATCGCGGCACACCGTCTGCTGTCGTGCTTGATTTTGTGTTGCCTAGAGGCGAAGATGGTGCTGATGGTGGTGTAACTGTTGATGAAGAACTATCCAGTACAAGCACTAACCCGGTTCAAAACAATGTTATCTATAATGCGTTGCTGAATAAAGTAGGAACTAAGGATATTTTTTATGGTTTTGATTTAGGAAGTCCAACAGCTACAATTAGATGGCGAATAGGTTCACAGGTGCTTGGTTCACTTACTGCAAGCAATTATACAGGTACATCATTACGTGCAACACAGGACAGTGATGGTAATATAATTAATACCACCTATGCAAAGAAAGCCGATATAAGCGGTATGGTTAAAAGTGTAAATAATGTTAAGCCAGATAGTAATGGTAATGTTAGTATTACTGTTAGTGGGAGTGGTGGAGTGAGCACATCGGAATCTAATACGTGGAGTGCACAGCAGAATTTCCATGACCTTATGCTCAACCGAGAGAAGTACACTACTTATGTTGTCAATGGTACATCTGATACGCCTGTAACCTCTACAATGGTTTATGCTGTAACAGGTGCATTTACACTTAACCTTGCTACTTTGGCTGGGGCATTAAGTGCTAGTCAATCAACCGTATTTACTGCATATTTTGCTGCAAATGCAGACTACAGTTTGACTATAAGTAATGCAGGAAAATTAAAATATGTTGGTAGTGCAAGTGATGTTGCTATTACAAGCGCAGGGATGTTGCTTAATATTTTAATGACCAAAGATGCCAGCGGTAATTTGACCAGCATCGTACAGGCATCTAAATTATCGTAGGGGTGATATCGTGGGTCTCAACAGATTGATGATGATGACAAGTTGCAAAAACAGCGGAGACGCAGACGGCATCAAAGCAATGCTGACAGTATCGCCTACGTTTCCGTCAACCTATGGTTATAATGGCAATCTTAGCAAGGGCGCAATTACTCCTAACCCACTCCCCAACGGTGTGCGCATAAAATACCTTGAGGTAGAAGACGGCAGGAATATATATATATCACCTAACGTACCTGTAACAATTAACGGGATAACGGTTAGTGATGGTGAAGTTTCGCCAGCTCCGCTCGTGGACTATCTGATAAGCAATTTAGGTAAACAGGTGCCAGTGATTTTTCATTTTAATTAAGGCGGTGATTAAATGCAAACAAAATATAAATACAAAGAGCAGACCTACTCTAATTCATATGACCTTTCGGAAGCACTAGGCAAAGAGGGTATCTTTATCCCTCTCTCTATCTCTGAGGAAGCCTTGGCAGAATTAAATATCACTGTTACGCATGAGGAAGAACCTTTAGAAGTTATTAAGCAACGTAAGATTGCGGAGCTTAAAGCAGAGCGTGACGAAGCAGAGGTTGAGCCTATTATCTACCATGGTTACTCTTTTGACTATGATAGCAAAGCACGTGAGCGTATCAACGCTGCCATAATTGCTCTTGAAGTCACAGGTACTTCTGCCACCCTTACATGGACTACGGCAGACAATCAAGATGTGAAAGTAACTGCATCTGACCTGCGTGGCATTATTGCACAGGTAGCACTGAGAAGCGATAAGCTCCACACTGCTTATAGAAAAGCTAAAGAAAAAGTGGGAGCTGCTACAACTAAAGCAGAAGTTAAAGATGTTGTATTAGAAGTTTAAATATCAGCAACAAAATAAATAGGAATGAGGTGTTTTATGATTGAATCAACTGTACAAACTGTAATAAATATTATTGCTGGTGCTGTTATCTCTTATATCTTTGCGTTATATCATACAAAGAAAAAAGAAAATGACGCACTAAAAGCAGGCTTACAAGCGTTGCTGAGGGACAGAATTATCCAGGCTTATAATCGCTATGTCCAGGATAAAGGCTGGATACCAATCTACGCAAAAGAAAGCATAGATGCCTGCTACAAGAGCTACGAAGCTCTGGGTGATAATGGCGTGATTGACAGTTTAATGGAGCAGCTCAATGAGCTGCCTAACTATGACTTAAAAGGACATGATGAAAAATGCAAGGAGTGTAAGTGTCATGCGTAAATTAATTAATATGCTGAAAAAAGACGATAACACGTTGAGTATCGGCAGACTGTGTGCCGTGTTTGCGTTTATTTTGTTCAGCGTAATTTCTCTTTACCTTGCGTTTTTTGTAAAGACGTGGGGCAACTATGAAGCGTTTGCTATGGCGTGTGTATCTTTCATGTTGGCGCAGCTTGGCAATAAATACGTCGAAACGAAAGCCATGAAAGTGAAGAGCGAAGAGTAAATTTTGGGTAACGCCACTTGACTTTTTTACAAAAATGCACTTGACTAATTTTTGCTAAAAACGCTGAAAGCTAGATATAGTAAGGGTTTTAAGGTGTAATGATGTTGCTTCAAAAAGTTAAGTGACACATATTTTAGAAGATAAGCAACAACTTAACAAAACAACTAAAATGTGAAATCAAGAAGTGAAATTAAAGGAGTGATAATAATGATTATTACAGGTATGGCGCACTTTGAGAGTGTATGCAAAAACAAATTAGTTGAATGGTACAACCATAATAGCAAAGAGCAAATTACGCTTGAGAATGTGTTTGTGGTTTGGGCGTGCAAGACGTTGCAGAACTACAAGGCGTTGTTATCAACGACCGTTAGCGGTGACGGTATTTATGCTGAGTATACATACAACGGCGACAAGCAAGAAATGTATGAGGATGTATACAAAAAAGCTTCTAACCGCTGCTTAAAAAGCGAGTGAGGTGATAGCTATGGACTGGAACAAAAGTCTTGCAAGAGAAATCGCAAAAGGTTTAATTAGCACAGGCATTGAAGGCAGCTATGACAGCGTAGCAAAGTCTACCGCCTACGCTTATCCGTCAATCGGCGTGAGCCAATGGGAAGGGAATAGAGCAAATGAGCTGCTTAACGCTATTCCCGGCGGCGAAGAATTTATCGGCAGAACCTACATTGATATTAAGGCAAGTGGCGAACTGCCGATGCTGAAAGAGCTTTTGAGAAGCGACGCAGGGCAACAGGCGCAATTAAATCAGTTGTCACGTGACTGCCTGCAATATGTCGAGGTGCTTCAGCAGGTGCCGACGTTGGATGATACACGCTGCATTATCTATGCCGGTATGTGGTGCCCGACTAGCACTTATGTTGTAAAGCGTTTCCTGGAGAATCGTTTTGAGCGCGTCAACCTGCGTAGCCTGGAAGCACTTTATAAACTGTTTAAAAATTATTACTGGATAGCTGCTGACGTTGGCGAGATGTACCGCGTTGGTTATGCCAACAGAGCAGAAGCAACATATCAGTATGTTGCTGGCATCGATTTGACAACGCCGTATGGCGTACCTGCTTATGGCTATGCTGGTAATGGAAGATAAGGAGGAAATCAAAATGAAAAAGTATATTGGTTGCAAATGTGTAGAAGCAGAACCGTGTAAAGCATGGAAAGAAATGGGCACTCACAAAATCGGTGAAGACGGCTATAGGGTTGCTTATCCCGACGGCTATGTTACATGGTCTCCGAAAGATGTTTTTGAAGCGGCATATGTTGAAACTCCCGAAAGTGTTACACAAGATGTTTTGCGTGATTGTACGAAGCAGATTGTTTTCGGAGTGGTAGTTGCCGGGGCCTTAGAAAACTTGAAATAATAGGAGGTGAAATCATGGAAGAATTAAAAGCTTTTATCACTGACAAGAGATTTTTGGTAGGCCTTGTTTTAGGCTTTACTCTCGGTGCGTTGCATCATTACTTTGCTCTCTAATCTGAATATTTAACTGCAAGAAGGCGTAAATTCGCATAAAAATACTTCGCCTATGAGCGTTTTAAATTTAGTGCCGCTTATGATTTATCCTGCGGCGAGCTAAAGTCGCTTGTAGGCAAAGTTTGTGCGTCTGACGGGATTTATTATATTTTGCAAATATAGATATTTATATGAGGTAATAATGAAAGATGAAACAAGACGTAAGATTGATAAAGCTGTTAAGATTAGTCTTATTGTTGCTGGTCTTTTGCTTATCTGCAATGACATTTACTGGCGGTGGGACAGCAGAAGCGGCACCCCAGCGGATAACGATGTCAATCGAACAGTGGAATCAATTCAAAGAGCAAACAAATCTGCTGGAAGCGAAGTTGAATCTGGCAGACGAGAAATTGAAACAGCAGAAGAACACGTCAACAGAACTGCTGACGCGATTAAGCGAAGCGAAGAAACAGCTCACTCTAACGCAAGAAGCACTGACGAACTCCAAACGATCATTAGCGAGTGCAAAGGAATCGTTGAAGCGCAGCGAGAAATTATACGAGACGTTGATAGAGCAAATGGAATCGGACCGGAAGCGGACGAACAGAATTAAAAATCAGCGGAATATTTATGCAGGTACTGCGTTATTCTTCTTGCTTTGTGCAGCTGCAAAATAAAATTATTGGATGGTGTTACGATGGATGAAAAGGAACAATTACCGGCAGGCATTATTACAATGCTGCTGACTGGCTATGTCGATACTATTGCTTTTCAAAGAAAACTTATTTGCGCCGCCCTTGTAGGGTGGGCAATTACAACTATTGCTTTTATCGTGACAAGTAGGTGATACAAAATGAATATACAGCTGAAGAACACGCGCGACTGGTTGCAAACATCAACGCGACGTTCTTTCAGCGCGGTATTAGAAGAAGCGAAAATAACACCACGGCAGGTAGAAATTTGCGAACTGAAATTTGTAAAAGGTATGACTAATTATCAAATTGCAGCGGAGCTGAATGTATCTGTTAAAACGGTAGATAAGGAATTGAATACTGCGTACAAGCAAATAACAAATGTATTATCATTCCTTTAAATGCAGGAGCCGCCTTTTAGGGCGGTTCTTTTTTTGTGGGGAATTTGTAGGGATTGTTTTGCTAAAAATCAGCTAAACTATAAGTGAGGTGATAAGTATGTACGGACAATATAACCCTTATATGGGCGCAACACCGCAGATGCAGCAACGGCTGAATTATTTGCAGCAACAACAGCAGCAGATGTACCAACCAACTATGCAGCAGCCTATGACTATGGCATTGAAAGGCAGAATTGTTACCAGCATGGATGAAGCAAAGGCAGCTCAAATTGATCTGGACGGAACGAGCACTTTCTTTCCGTGTCCTGCGGAAGGCAAAATTTATGAAAAACTTATAGGCTTGGACGGCTTGCCGATTTTCAGAGTATACCAAATTAACAATTCGCAGAAGCAGCCTGCGTATGCTGAACAAAACATTGTAGATAAATTAGTAGAACGTGTGGACAGATTGGAAAAGCAGATTGGAGGCATGAATCATGAACCCGATGCAGATAATGGCAATGTTACAGAACAGCGGTAATCCTATGATGATGCTTACACAATTAGCACAGCAAAATCCTATGATGAGTCGTGCTATGCAAATGGGGCAAGGAAAGAATGAAGTGCAGTTAAAAGAAACTGTACGTAACCTTGCAAGGCAACGCGGCATGAGTGACGAACAGTTTACTCAGTTTTTAAGTCAATTCGGTTTAAAGCTCTAATAGCGCGCAATGAGCTTTACATATAATTCCTGGAGGTGAAATTTTATCATGGAAGGTGCAAACATTGTTCCGGTAATGGACATGAATCGAAACAACAACTATGGTGACTGCTGGGGCGGCGGTATGTGGTTTATGTGGATTATTGTCCTGTTCGCTCTTATGGGCGGCTGGGGCGGTAATTGGAATAACCGCGGCAATATGGGTGCTGAAATTTTTGCAAATGGCAGCATGACACGCGATCAAATTGCAGACCAATTTTCTATGCAGGATATTAAAGAAGGTATTCGCGGTATTCAAAACGGTCTGTGTGATGGTTTTTATGCTCAAAACACTACTATGCTTAACGGCTTTAACGGTATGCAACGTGACATTATGCAGACCGGTTATCAGTTAGGCAACCAGCTTTCCGAAAATCGTTTTGCTCAACAGCAATGCTGCTGCGAGACTAACCGCAATATTGACGCAGTGCGCTATGAGAACGCGCGTAATACCTGCGATATTGTCAACGCAGTAAAAGAGGACGGCGAAAAGACCAGAGCAGTTCTGATTGCCAACCAAATCCAAGACCTGCGCGACAAATTGGCAGACCGCGATCGCGACTTGCAGACAGCTAATTTCCAATTATCTCAACAGGCACAGAGCGCCAACCTTATCGGCACTTTAAGACCTTATCCGCAGCCCGCTTATCTTACCAACAGCCCGTATCAGAGCATTGCTGCTAATGTAGCTGGTGCTTGCGGCTGTACTTATAACGCAGGCTAAAAATAATAATAAGTTATGTGCATTAACTGCACTGCTAGGGACGGTGCAAGCCGTCCCTATTGCTTTAAGTAAAGAGGTGAAAATAAATGATTTGCAATCAGAAATCCGCATTAACAACAGTAGCAACAGCGGCGCAGACTGTAACAGCGAACGGCTTTGTTGACTTCCCGACTAACAATCTTCTGACCGGTGTGTCTATTAAGCATCCGGCAGGAAGCACAAGCGTTAACCTTATCCAGGGACTTTACCTTGTGACTTTGAACGCTGATATTACCCCGACTGCGGCAGGCGATATAGGTTTGAATCTTCTTCGTAATGGTGTAGCAGTACCGGGAGCAGAAGCAACAGTAACCGGTGCTACAGGTGATACTTATAATATCTCCTTTGCTACATTGATTAGAGTATTGCCTAGTTGCTGTGTGATTGATAATAATGCAGCGTTGCAGGTGCAGGCTACGGCAGCAGGCACTATCAGCAATGTATCTTTGAGCGTTGTAAAAATGGCGTAAGGGGGCGACGTTATGCACAAACTAAAGAAATATTGGGAGAAGGTAAGCGCTGACCCAGTAAAGATAGAAGAGATGGAAGAAATAGTTTGTGAAGCGTTAGAAGAAGTGCGCGGACGCTGCCCAAGGTTATTTTGGGATACTGCATATAAACTGCATTGTGTAGCTTATGGTCCGCATTTTGACGAGCATCTAGCGAAGAAAGCTGTTTCCAGAATGAAGAATGTTGACGGCACGTGCGGTGAGCATTGGACATATGAACAGACAAGTCAGCTCGCAGACCAGCAAGGCATAACACAAAAAGCTGATTGGTACTATGTCATGAATATGCTCTACTCCGACTACTCCGAGATTTACGGCAGCGACATCAATATGTATA